GAAGTGAGTCCAGTATGCGACACATGAGACACAAATAACCCTTCGGGGGGACTGCCGATCATCGCTTGAGTATAATAGGGGACGAAAAATTATGCCAAAATTTAGACTCCCTGAGAGCTACCCACGTTATATACGAGATAGGAGCAACTACCCTTAGTATTAGTAAGAGTAATAGTAATTTTTTAATCATATATCGTGCAACTTACCACGATGTTTATTTTTTAAACAGACGTTCTAATCTGTTCTTCTGTTCTTCAATTAATTTCACATCTACCAGAGACCATCTTTGTAGCTTTAAACTATGTCTATAGTTTGCATACCATTTACTGTTAAAGAATCTCTGTTTTTGTCTTATAATAAAGTGTTTCATAGGTGTAATTATGTAGTGAGAGGTAGACGTATCTACCCCTCTGACCGCTGTTTCCACCCACGAGGAGCACCACTTCCCCGTGTGTTATGGTGGGGTTGGTCACATCCATGTGTGTGAGTGGCTTCTAGTAGCCCCTCTGGCCTCTCTTCTTTGGTCTAAGTCCATTCCTAGTACCATGTGATTTGCTTCGGCTTCAGGGTCATCCATCCAAGCTTCTAGATGGTCTATCCATTCTTCATGTCTTCTGTCTTTTATTTGTTGTTGAGCGGATATGGCGAGGGCATCTGTAAACCATTTAACGCCTTGGGCGAGGGAGTCAATTCTGTCGTCATGTCTGACAGCCCCTTTTTCCCTGCACATCCTGGAGATTTGATATCCAAGCATATATTGGAATCTATTTTCAGTTGCTTCATTAGCATTTGACGCATAATCCCATTCAATAACCTTGGGGTCAATAACCAACCTATGCTGATTAAAGACAGGCTCAAGGCTATCAATAATCCTATCTTCTTTACGGACATTTGCTCTAGTCTCCTCTATGTTGATGTTTGTCTTTGTCGTTTGGCAATGTTTTCTAAATAACTCTGATACAATACCATCGCCAAAGTTACTTTCGATGAGCAACGTACTCGCATCATATTTACGGCATCTCCTTAGTATCTGTAGTAGTGTCTTATCAGAATAACCGTCCTTAGATGCGTACATTTCGTGCACATATATAAGACCGTTTAACTGAGACAAAAATGTTGCTACTGTTTCATCAGCTCCACGCCCAGATGGGTCTACACTGCAAATAGTCTCTGCATATTCTAGCCATTCTCCTTGAATAGCCATAGGTCTGTAGTAATAGTCCCCTGGAAGCCCCACACAAGGTAGATCTTTGACTATATTGTCTGGATCTGAGCACCATATTATGTTTTCTGGTGCATGTGTTGGGTTTACTGAGTTAACAATCAAGTCTGCAAACTTTAATGGGAACTTTTCTGCGTCAGATAAGCTAGTATCCAGCATAAACTGAAGCATAAAGTTAGATCTACCCATAGATGACTCTCTTTCAAGTAAATCTTCTTCTCTAAAGCGAGTATCAGTGGGTTTCCATGTTAAATCGTTTTCTTTGTCTAAATCCTCAACTAATTGCGGGGCTAGCAAGCCATCATACATGGCTATTTTGCGGGGATACCGTGCTGGCCACACAAATGGTCTATAGCTACGTTCTCTTAGCTTATTGTAGACAGTGAATGTTGTTTGAGGAGTACCAAGAAACATAATACGAGACTGACGTTTAGGAGTAAGAATAGACTCACATTCAGTAACAAGTTGTAGTAGTTTTTCACGTTGTAACTCCGTCATACTGTTATTAGGTACTTCGACATCATCGAGTACCATAAGGTCTGCTCTAGACCCCGTTAACTGTCCTGTAATACCCACAGACTTAACTGAGGGTGCTTGGTGAGGTGCAGCTGGCCCGACATCAAAGGATATACGTGACCAACGTTGATCGTCATTTTTAGGTTTAAGGTGTGATAACCAAGGTACTTCTAGTATTAGTCTTTGACAGAATATACTGAATGAGTCTGCTCTATCTTTAGAAGCAGAGACGACCATAATTTTTTCATTTGGATCATTGAATAAAGTCCAAAGTACAAATGCAGCAGTAATCCAAGACTTACCAACACCTCGAAACGCTTGGATTTGTAGTCTTTTTGGCCCATGTTGTAAATATTCAGCTATACATAACTGTGCCCTTGTAGGTACAGGTAAATTAAGGTGTGTCCATATAGCTGTTAAAAATATTCTAAAATCTTTGTGTAGTTCTTTTTCTAAACTCATAGGTCATGGTCATATGATTCCCAATAGTCTCTGTCTATTGCAGAGTGATACGTAATTGATTGGTCTTTTAAACCTTTTACCTGAGATGGTTTAGTGTTTTCTATGACCATATTAATGATTTTGTCTTCTCCAAACGTTTTTTTATACTGTTTTATAGCATCACTTACCGCTTGTTGAGACTTGTATTCTATGTATTGGGGTTCTATCCATAGCAAAAACCATACCGCAGCCCACCTTAGCGGGGAGGGTACGGCTCTAGCTATGACTCTTAATTCATCTAATTTTAATTTAGATGGATGTAAAAAGGTATTCATTTAATCCAGTTTAGTATGTGTTGTTCTCTAAATGGGTTAGGTGGAAACGTAGTACGAAACCACTTTAGCCAGTTGTTACTTCCTTTTTCTTGATTACATCGTCTACAGGCGGGAACACAGTTATAAGTATTGGTAGCACCTCCCAAACATCTGGGATGTACATGGTCAATGGTAAGATCATATTCATAATGTTTTTGTCCGCAATAGATACATTCATAATTGTTTGCCTCCTTAATAGCTTTTCTCCATAAACGTTTAGCGTCTCCTGATGTCATGACTATTAAGTTTTGTGTGTAATGTTTATAAGTAGGAAGTACTGGTGTCATTTTTTACCACGATTTCTAGCTCTGTTTGTAGATGGATTTTCTCTTACTAATCTTCCTGATTTAGTGTGTGAAAAATCCTTACCGCCCTTACCGTATTCCCCAGCCTTCCGCCTGGCACGGTTAAGTTCGGCTCTGTATTTTTTGTTTTCTGTGGTTTTGTTTCTTTGTCTTTGGGAAGCATTTTTCTTTAGTCTAGACTTAGGGTTAAGTCTGTAATTTCTTGCACTTCTCCGTAACTGGGAGAGTGGTTTACGTCTGGGAGCCATTAGCGTTTCACTGCTTTTTGTACTGCATCAAAATCAATTTTTGGCATTACGTCAGCTAGTTTGCTAAGGGGTGACGTATCAAACGCAACCCCCGTAATGTCATTTCTGTATAGCCAGTCAGATGCAGCTTTTAAATCAGCAGTTGTAGCTTCACCATTTTTAATTCTGTTTAGGAACTCTTCGGTGACGAGATTATGTAACTCGTTAAACTGTGACTCTCCAGCTCTGCTAACTTTACTCAACTTTTAATCCTCTTTTAATAAATTCTACTGCCTTGTCGTCAAGGTCATTATCGCTTTCTTTAGATAACTTTTCTAGTAAGTCAATTACAAATAGTTTAAATTTTTTACTTTTTAAACCAGTGAGAACGATTGGTTTTAGTAGTGCTAACATCTTTCTTAGGTAATAACGATTGTATAGGTACGATGTCTTGGCACATGTGAGCTACACGGCTGCCAGGGTATATCGTAAAACCCTTTTGTTGTAGTTCTGCACATTTAAGTGCACGAACAAGCTCGTAGTCAAGCCTCATCTTTTCTTCTTGTCTCTTAGATATTTCTTGACATTGTTTAGTCAAGTCACGGTTAAGTGGCACTGAAAAGTTTATTTGAAAGCCCCAGTTCTCTGATATAACATAACCTTCATCATCAAATGGTGAGGTATCATTACCCATATAAAAGGGGCTAAACGTCATTGTTGATCCATTACAAGATATGGCAGAACCATATTGTTGTCTAGACGGTGCTCCATTATTTTGAAATTGCACAGCCTGATTGGTAACATTTCCTGTTGCTGCTGCCACAGGGTTGGACGAGTTATTGGTGTCTCCTTCTGCATATATAGGTGTTATTGTGAGAATACAGAAAGCGATGTAGTAGTAGAGTTTATTGTATAGTTTGTTGTGGTATCCCATTGTTCTACTAATCCAGCTGATCTTGATGTGGTTTCTAGTGTCCAAGGTAGAGTTGTATCTGTTATAGTAAATGTAGTACCAGCACCAGATATATCGGCAGATGGTGTTACATTAGATCCATTCCAAGTCTTTACTTCAGCCCCAAAAACTTGACGCTGTTCTACTTCGGTTATAGTTTGTGTGGTTGTGGTCGTTGAGTTCATCGACCCTGTGGTAAACTGAGGCGTGACGGTATTAGCATATGCACTTGCAGGTAGCAGTAGCATAGCAATAAGTAGTTTTCTCATGTTTTTGGTTTGTCTTTGTCTTTGTTTTTTCCGTTACCATTGCCCGTAGACAGCCCGAAAGTTGCCAGCGCACCTGTAAAAATCGAGGCCACGAACGTAATATCGCCTGCTGTAGCTGACTTTTTAATCATTGGCAGCTCGACATAACTTAATGTAATAATGAACCCTGACCAGATAACTACACCTAAACGCACTGCTGCGCCAAGTACCGCCATCTGTTCATCATGGTCATCTATGTTTTCTTTGAGTTTTTTGAAAAAACTTCTTGGTTGCCCTTTGATCGGCTTATCTTCTTCCATGCTGTTTTAAGTATTGGTTTCATAGCTGTAACAACCCATTTAAAAGCTGCTGTTGCAGTTAGGGTTGCAGCTACAGAAACGACTGCTGTAGTAGAAGCCGTTATAAGTATTTCGTTTTCTGGTAAAGGCATTTTGAAGTCCGTAAACGGTATGTCAATCTGCC